TCTATTATATTAAATAACATTTTGTGGAACAGGACTATGGCAAATAAATTCTTTATGAAAAAATCTTGGATTAATGTAGATATGTGTATCGAAGATTATTATAATTCAGGTACAGATTATTACAAGGCAAAAGAGAATTTAAACTGGAGTCCTTATTCTAATATCGTTGGCAAAGAAGTAAAGTTTCAAAGAAATACTGTTGAGGAAATTGATGAAAAAACCTACAATAATAAAGTCAAGAAATCCAATGGCGAGAATCCTGAAACAAAGAGAGTTTCACTCAAGGATTGTAAAGAGTAAGAAACCTAAACTAATTGCTAAATACTTAGACAACGAAATGAAGTATGATACAAAATAGAAATGCACCTTCCCTCTTTGGAGGTAGTGGTGAAGGCAGAGCCATAACACCACCTATACTTATGTGGCGTAGTGTTATAGTCCGAGCCATTATGGATGCCCTTGATGTAGATATACACGCATGGGGTAAACATAGAACGAAGATAGTCCAAGATGCAAACGCTTGGTTTAGTACAAATGATACCCACTTCTGTGAGGTATGTGAACACTCAAACTTTGAACCCTCGTTCATAGTTAAAACCTTTAATAAAATAATAAAAGCTAAAACAAAAAAACTGTTTGAACATAAAAATTTAAATAAGTTTCTCACACATTACTTGTGTAGTTTTCATTAAGAATTTATGGGAGATTTAAATAAAACAGCAAAGTTTGATATTGATTTAAAGTATGGTCAGATACGAGAGAAGAGAGTAGCCGACTTATTTAAGGGAGGTAAAGTAGAAGTTAAAACAGAACGTAGTTGGTGGAGAAAGACAGGGAATATTGCTGTTGAGTATGAATTTAGAGGTAAGCCAAGTGGTATAGATAAGACAGAAGCTAAATGGTGGTTTCAAATACTAGAACTTAATGGTAAAGAACATTGTATGTTAGTCTTTAGAGTATCAAGATTAAAAAAAATAGTAAACAAATACAAGAAGACACATACAAAACAGATAGGAGATTACAGAGCATCTAAATGTGTAGTCATACCTATTAAAGAATTATTTACAGAGAAGTGTTATGAACTATAAAGGAGAGACAATGAATAAAATATATACAGGTGCAGGAGTGGTAAGTGTTTCAGTAGTAATTGGTGTGTTAGTTTATATTATAGTTGTTGGAATATAATTATGGGAATGATGGATGGTGGTACAAATTTTGGAGATATTTGTAGAACTTGTGATAGAAAAGAAAATGGTGGTACTATGCGAAGGCATATCCACGATAGAAATTTAAAGACGTGTGAAGATTGTTTTGAAAAATTAGATAAAGATAAACAACAAGAACACGTATGGGTTGGACAATTAAATAGGAATAGATTATTATGATTAAAAAATGTTTAGGATTAATAGTTGGTTTATTATTATTAACTGGATGTAGTCAGTTTGCTACGTTATCTATGATAGGAAGCACAACAAGTTTAGTTGCATCTCAGAATACTTTTTATAAAGCATATAGTGGTCTAGATGTTTTAACTTTTATGGCTACTGACAAAGGTATTAAAACTCATGTGTATGAGACAGTTACAACTGTCAATAAGAAAGTTAATGAAACTTTTATATTAAAGAAACCTGAAATGTTAGCAACGGAGAAAAATGTGGGGGTTGCTATACCAGTTATTAAAGTAGAAGAGGCAGAAATATTTAAACCTGATGATAATTTAGTATTAGCTAGTACTGTAACGTATCCAATTGAAGATAAAATATGGACAACAAAAGAGTGGGATGTTTATTGTTTTTTATTGACAGCTTTCATAACAGCTCTCTTATTGTTTTTAAGTAGTGTAATTTATTTAGGTATATATATTATAACTTCACAACTAGAAATAAAAATAACAATAAAAAAAAGAAAACTTACAAGAGAAAGAATAAAAAATAAAAAAAAGAAAAGAAGAAAAAATTAATTAGTAGGAGTTATCATGGGCGAGATTAATAGATGTTTAAGTTGTAATTGTATATGTCATTGTTCTTTAATAGAGCATTCAGATATGCTAGGGGTGTGTCCTTGTACTGCTTGTATGTGCAAGAAGGATGTAGTTGTAGATAGTAATAATGAATGCGAGAGTTGTCAATAATATATGAGTGATAAAGAATTAGTTACAGAATTAAAACAGCAGATTGCAGATTTAACTCAAGAGAAAGATGATGCTATTAAATTAATTTCTCAAAAAGATTCTAAGATTAAACAAATTTTAATTAAATTAGAACAATCTAATTTAGATGTACACTCTATGGGTAAAAAAATCCATGAACTAGAGGAAAAAGCTAGTAAAAAAGCCACTTTTAAGAGGATAATTAATGAAAAAATAGATGAGGTATTAGAAAAAAAAGATGAGCTTGACGTTGACAACGAGGATTAAAACTGATACAACATGGTATGCAATATAAAAATATAAATAAAAAAGGAAAAAACATATGGCAATAATTGAAGGCACAGCATACTGGGCTTCTCTAAAGAGACCAAACGAAAAGTTTGAACCTATGTGGAGAATTGATTTAGCAGTTGATGATGCAACTGCAAGTACTTTTAAAACTAATGGCTTTGCAGTTGGAGAAACAAAATCTGATGACAAAGTAGTAAGTAATATTCTTAGATTTAAAAGAAAAGTTTCTAAAGCAAATGGAGATAAGAACCAACAACCACAATTAGTGGATGCTGAAAAGAAACCTATTGATAAAATAGTCGGTAATGGCAGTAAAGTAAAAGTAATGTATAAATCTTATGACTGGAATTTTAAGGGTAAGAAGGGCAAAGGTTTAGATTTACAAGCTGTACAGGTACTGGATTTAGTGGAATATACTCCCAACGAAGATTTTAATATAGAAAATAAATCTTCTAATGGTGTTGACATCAAAGAAGATTTTTGATACAACATTAACAGTCATAATACATGACTCATTTTCTACTCCTACAGGAGGGTCAGCTTGACAACAGGTTGGCTCTCCTTTTTTTTTAGAAATTAATTATGAGGGCGACAATGGAAATAAATAAAAAAGGATTTGTAAAGTATCATCTACCATGTCCACTATGTAAAAGTAGTGATGCGGTTTCTGTTAATGCAGATAGTTCGGCTTATTGTTTTTCATGTCAACAATATATAAAGGAATATGATATGGAAACACAACCGATAACAAATGGAAAACAGGAATCTAAAGTGCAAAACTTTTCACAGCAATCAGACTTTACAGAAATAGTAGACAGAAATCTTTCAGAAAATACTTGTAAAAAATATGGTGTATCTGTTAAGACAGATAGCATGGGTGCTATAACTAATCATTATTATCCTTACCATGATAAACAAGGTTCAAAGATTGCAACAAAAACTAGATATACAAAGTCAAAAGAATTTAGTGTGCAGGGCAACACTCACCAAGCAGGATTATTTGGAGAACATTTATTCTCTAAAAATAAATTTATTATAATTACTGAAGGTGAGATAGATTGTTTATCAGCTTATCAAATGTTTTATACAGGTAAGTATGAAACTCCAGTAGTAAGTATTAAACATGGTGTAGCTTCTGCAGTTAAAGATATTAAGAATAGTCTCGAATGGCTAGAACAATTTCAAAATATTCTTATTAATTTTGATAATGATGAACAAGGTAAAGAGGGTGCATTAAAAGTAGCTGAATTATTTTCACCTGGGAAATGTAAAATTATGCATCTCCCTCAAGAATTTAAAGATGCTTCAGATTGTTTAGTTAAAAATAAAATACAGATTTATACTCAAGCATTTTGGAATGCAAAACGATTTGCTCCTGATGGTATTATTAATGCCAATACTTTATTTGATGACATAATTAAACCTAGTGTACAATCATTTGTTCAGTATCCATTTGAAGGATTAAATAAAATGACTTATGGTTTACGAGCTTCTGAATTAGTTACCTTTACTTCAGGTAGTGGGTTAGGTAAGACTCAAGTAATTAGAGAGTTAATCCATCATCTATTAAAACAAACAAAAGATAATCTTGGTTTATTAATGTTGGAAGAAAATCCTGTAGTAACATCTAAAGGGATAATGAGTATTGAGGCAAATCAAAGATTACATTTACCTGATGTTCATATTTCTAAAGAAGAATGGCAAAAACATTTTGATGCAACGACAGGTAGTGGAAGAGTATTTTTGTTTGACCATTTTGGTTCTAACACTATTGATAATATAATTTCAAGAGTAAGATATTTAGCTAAAGGATTAGATTGTAAATATATTATCATAGACCATGTTAGTATCATAGTATCAGACCAGTCACATGGAGATGAGAGAAAAGCTTTAGATGAAATAATGACTAGACTTAGAACTCTTGTACAGGAAACAGGCATAGCTATGATAGTAGTCTCACATTTAAGGAGACCTGATGGTAAAGGACATGAAGAGGGTGCAGCTACATCTCTATCTCAACTAAGAGGTTCGGCTTCTATAGGTCAGTTAAGTGACATGGTTATAGGGCTTGAGAGAGACGCACAGCATGATGACCCTGAAATCCGACATACCACTAAGGTAAGAGTGTTAAAGAATAGATTCTCAGGTATTACTGGACCTTGTTGTGACTTAAAGTATGATATGGATACTGGCAGACTAGCAGAGGTAACATCAAGTGACTTTTGATAAAGTAATATTTGATATTGAAACAACTCTTAACGTAGATAAAATTTGGTGTATTGTTTGTAAACATAATAATACTTATTATCAATTTAAAGAAGATAAGATACATAGGTTTGTAGATTTTTTAAAACAAACTAAAGAAGTTATAGGACATAACATTATTGGATTTGATATACCAGTATTAAATAAATTTTTTGGTTATGATATATTTAAAACTTGTAAGATAACTGATACATTAGTTTTATCTAGATTGCTTAACCCTATGCTAGAGGGTGGACACTCATTAAAAAACTGGGGTGAAAAACTTTACAAAAAGAAAATTGAGTTTAATAACTTTGATTATTTTAGTGAAGAGATGTTAAAGTATTGTAGGAATGATGTTGATTTAACAGAGAAATTATATAAATTTCTTGGTAGGAAGATGGAAGATTTTGGAGAGTCTATTGAGTTAGAACATAAAGTTGCCAAGATTATTCAGCGACAACATAAAAAAGGATTTATGATAGATGTGGTAGGTGCTCATATGTTACAAGCTAAGTTTCAAGAAGACATGAATGAGCTTCAAACTATTGTAAGAAAAACTTTTCCTCCATTAAAAATAGAAACAGAATTTATTCCTAAGTCAAATAATAAAGCTAGAGGATATGTGAAGGGAGTGCCCTTTACAAAGGTTAAATATAAAGAATTTAATTTAGGTTCACGCCAACAAATAGCTGAACGATTAGTTATGTTGGGATGGAAACCTAAAAAGAAAACAGATAAAGGACATACAATAGTTGATGAAAAAGTTTTATCAGAGATTAAAAATATTCCTGAAGCTGAACTTATAAAAAAATTTCTCATGCTTCAGAAAAGAATTGCTCAAGTCAGTTCTTGGATTGAAGCTATCAGAGAAGATGGAAGAGTACATGGCAAAGTAATTACCAATGGTACTATTACTGGAAGAATGTCACACCAGTCGCCCAACATGGCACAGATTCCTGCTGTGTACTCTCCTTACGGAAAAGAATGTAGGCAGTTATGGATTGCAAACAAAGGTTATAAATTAGTAGGTGTTGATGCTTCAGGACTTGAGTTGAGGATGTTAGCACACTACATGAACGATAAGGAATATACACATGAAATCATTAATGGAGATATACACACAACAAATCAGATTAGGACTGGCTTGGAGTCAAGAGATGAGGCGAAGACATTTATATACGCACTCATTTATGGAGCAGGTTCAAAAAAAATCGGAAGTATCATCAAAAGGTCTGAAAGAGATGGAGAAAGAGTTAAAGAAAAATTTCTTAGAGCTACACCAAGTTTTAAACGACTACGAGAAAGAGTGGATGGAGTGGCTAAAAAAAGATGGCTCAGAGGTCTCGACCAAAGAAAAATCCTCATAAGACACCCCCACGCTGCGTTAAACACCCTATTACAGGGTGCTGGTGCGTGTGTTATGAAGAAAGCGTTGACATTGGTAGAGGAATATGTTAGAAGTAAGCGAATGAAAGCAATTCCAATTGTGAATGTGCATGATGAGTTCCAATATGAAGTAGAAGAAAGCCGAGCTGAAGAATTTGGAAAGCTTGGAGTACAAGCAATTATAGATGCAGGAAAGGAATTAAAAATAAGGTGTCCGTTAGATGGAAAATATAAAATCGGAAACAACTGGGCAGAAACGCATTGATACTATAGCTACTGATATTAAAACATTAGTCGCTGGAATATCGAATGGTAAACCTGCCAACGTAACAGAAGAGAACATGGATAAGTTCCTTACTAATATTAAGGAAGCTTTTAATTCATGGAATAATCCTATTAGAGAAAAAGATGGGAAGTTAAGAATGTCAGTACTAGGTAAACCACCTAGACAATTATGGTATGATAGATTTAGTCCAAAGAAAACTAAATCTTATGATGCTAGTTTAAATATTAAATTTTTATATGGACATATACTAGAACATTTATTATTATATCTAGCAGAATTAACTGGACATAAAGTAGCAGACCAACAAAAGAAAGTAGAGATAGATAATATTAAAGGACATATAGATGCGACAGTTGATGGTGAAGTATGTGATGTTAAGTCAGCTTCATCATTTAGTTTTAAAAAGTTTAAGACTGGAGAGTTAGTTGGAGATGACCCATTTGGTTATCATGCCCAGTTATCAGGATATGAAACAGGTATGGGTACTAACAAGGGTGGCTTTTTGGTTATGGATAAATCAACTGGAGATGTTTGTTTCTATAAACCTGATGAGTTAGCTAAACCTAATGTTCCAAATTTAATTAAAACTTTACAAGATACATTAAAGAGTAAGACACCACCTGATAGGTGTTATGAATTATCTGAAACTAAAGGTGGAAATAAATCTTTACCTATTGGTTGTCAGTTTTGTGCACATAAATGGGAATGTTATAAAGATTCTAATGATGGTAAGGGATTAAGAGTATTTAAATATTCTAATCGGTATGTTTATTTAGCTCAAGTAAATAGACAACCTAATGTTGAAGAGATAACTAAAAACTTTTCAGAAGAATTAAAAACTTATGGAAAAAGATGAGACAATTAATTGAAAGTTTTATAGATGTAGGTAGTGGATTTTTATTAGCAATTTTAATTCAGTTGATACTTTTTCCTCTCTTTGGTTTATATCCTTCAATTTTAGATAGTATTGGAATAGCTTTAATTTTTACTGTAGTATCTATAACAAGGTCATGGATGTGGAGGTTAGTGTTTAAAAAAATAAATGGATAAATATAAACCATTATC